GGGGACAAATTCAAACATACTTTTCAACAGTTCATTAAGCACGGAAAACAAAAAAATTTGGAGGGTTGTTCTGACTTATGTTGGATGATACAGAAAACAGATTTGAGTCCCTGGAGATCAAAATTGAAGAGTTGGAAACCCGACTCCAAAACATCGAGTCTCAGGGTACAAGCCAAGGGTCTGAAGAATCAGCTCCTGAAGAGCTGGCGTCCTCTTCCGTACAATTCAGCGGGATCGTAAATAAAGTGCATTGGATAGATCCAGCCGTCGAAACAACTACATTTGCGGAGAATGGCTGCGAAGATATTACAAGTGTGGCTGATGCGGAAAAGGCTTTTAAAGAAGCTGCATTATATAGAAGTAATCTTTCAAACGGTAAACCTAATGTTCTACATGGCGACATGATGGTTTTGCTGTGTAACACGAGTCCTACTTCTGATGATGACGATGACGATTCAACCCCTGGTATTTACACGGACGCATGCTTTTTTATGGGGTTGTGTATTACAACTACAACAATGACACAAGACCCACTTGCGGATGATGACTTAAAAATTGTCGAATCTATTGAAGTCAGTGATGAGAAAATTCACCAGTTCTTAGCTTGGTCTAGCTGCGGTCAGTCCGAAAGCTATAATAAAGTTACGGTTAAAGCGTGCATAGACGGTGAGTCACAAGATATAGAAATTCTTACGGTTACAGACCTGGGGGGTGACACAGATGGATCAGACGGAAGTGGTGACGGAGGAAGTGGTGGTGACGGAGTAGACGGGCTTCATTAATGATCGTGCTAATGTCAGAATGTTGCGAAGAGTGTAACGAAGATCCGTGCGCACCTTGCGACCCGGGCTGTGTAGATTCTGAGGAAAGCTACCTTTTTACTACAATTACTAGATATTGGATTGGTCCAAGTGCGTTGTATAACGGTGAGCCTATTTCTAACGGCGATCGAATAGATACAACTGTATATTCCCCTCCCGGAAAAATTGACGATCTTTACAAATTCTCAAAAGTCACAGTTCAAACTTATGTAGGGTTTGAACCTGAAAACGATGAAGATGAACCGGAGGCTGTTGAAAACGATGGAACCAGTGGCGTATACGACAACTATTATGGATGTATGCCCGATCCAAATGATGAAAACAAAACCATTGCATTTCAACAACCCGGAACTCACATAATGAATGGATATCTTACTGAGGCGGATATTCTGGATGGTGAGGCTATCGTCGGTTCCTATTGGAAACTTGTATTATCATGACTGACAAAAAACTACCACAAATAGACAGACGCTCTGAATCAGTTGGTTTAGGAGACACTATAAAAAAAGTAACGGATGCATTACACATCCCACAATGCGGTGCATGCAAGAAGAGACAGGAAAAGCTCAACCGATTGTTCCCGTACAAAGAAAAGCCTAAGAATAAAGAGTGAGGTTTTTCCGGATACCATCCTTCACCGGGATCGAAGCGCATCGCGATGACGCCGATCGTGGGTCCCTTCGCGTAGTCGAAGGTTGCTTGCCGTACGGGCCGGGCGGCTTGCGTTCCGGTCCTGTGTGGAAAAATGTAGGTGCGGTTGGTGCAAAATCTTCCGGTGAGTCAAACGAGCTAAGAGCTGCCGACGACAGTTTATCTAAAAACTCAATACTCATGGCTAGCAGATTTAACGAGGTGCATGAAATTGCTGTCCTTTCTACTGAGAATACACATATAGAAGGTTTTGGTGATACATACTCTGTTGTTAATCCAATTGGTATCTATGGAGATAACGAAGCTTTACTAGCTCCTGTAGGTAATCAACTCTACAGTTTTGGTGATGGGGATGGAGAAGCAGTTTTCGTTGGTAAAGAATCGCGAGGCGTATTTCCCGACGAGGAGCTTTACTCCTACGAATGGTCAAAATTTCCTAATTGTAAATTCTTTGTGCAAGGTCCAAAGAAAACAATCTATGCAGCGGGCAACCCGGATAAGCCATTGAGGGTGTACATATCTGAACCTGCATCTAAAACCAGCCCATTTAAAGACTCGCCATATTCTACTGAAAATCATGTTGATGACACATATATAGGAGAGCTGAGTGTTGTTGATATACTAGCAAGTAATGCAACGAAGATAACCGCACTATCATCACGCGGGGATCAAGTGGTCGTGCATACAAATAAAGGATGCCACCTTCTTTACGCTCCGACCTCTGACCAAGCGGAAACGGGTTACAGGGTTGAGCAGGCACCTGCTACCAATTTCTCTGCAGCAGTCAGCTCGCAGGTTGTTGCCGGTGAGACAGGATCTATGAATTTCTGGCTTGGGCACGATGGCCAAATCTATAAGGATGAGTCCGCAAGCCGTGGGGCGGAGGATTCTAAAAACTACGCTGACCCAGCTCAAGTAAGTTGGAAAGCTAAAAGCGTATGGGAAAAAGAGCTACCTGTTGACCTTTCAAAATCTTTTTCAGCATATGATCGTCAATCCGGTATGTACTGGGTTTTTGTTGAAGCAGACGAGCATCAAGGATAAGCCATGGCTGACGAAGAAACTCCAGACGAAGGTACACCTGAAGACGGTTCAAGCCAAACCCCTCCAAGATACATAGATATAGTACTTTCTGATTCACAGAAAGCACAAGGGTATTTAGAGGGTCGATACATCTACAACGGTAGTTACGGACAACAAGCTGATATATGGTCGCACAGTGAAAACCCTTATCATCTCTTGATGAGGACTGCTGAGTCCACTAATTCAACTAATTTTCAATCGAATGATCAACAACCAAGCTGGAAATACCGATTAATAAGGAGAATTGGTGACAAAGATCTGGTGGATTATATGGCTCGTGCAGCTACGGACACCCTTTTGGAAGGTGAGAACGGCAGCCTGGAAGTTTTCACAAAAGTACCATACGAATATACTGTACAGCTTCAAGGCGGTGAGGATATGCCGTGTGTTGGGTGTGCTGGAGGTATCTCTGTATCAGGCCCGGTTTGGTCGCATAAAGGTTATATAACCAAAAATCTTGAATATACAGGTAGAGAATATGGCGCATCTTGGTGGAAGAACGGGGATGCCATGCTTCAGTACATTCGTTGGTCGTGTAACGGTCCGTGTACGAACACACAATTTAAAAGTACATGTGTTCGTGGCGATGGGTATCTTGACGATTGGATGCAACAAATCGAAGACGGCGATAACATGGGTATTGATGGCAGTCTTGAGAATAGATACTGGTTTGTATACCCGGATGGATACTTCGGTGCAGATTGGGAAAATACCTCCAATCTAGGAGAGTGGCGTGGTAACACTTGCGACCCAGGAGAGACCCAGGCACAGTGGGCACCGTATGTAGAATTTATATTAGAAGGTCCTACAGATTATGCGGACATGCAGTTTCATCAAATGTTCATGTTCACAGGACGCGGTATAAACGGTACTGCCGGGTCAGCGCTGAGAATGAACACCGAGGACTGGGAAGACGGAGATCCGGACGCTACCCCTTTTTGGCAGGGTGCAATCTTTCCACCCGACGGCGACTACCCAGAATTAGGGGATACGGGACCTGGGCTTCACTATGTGTACGGTAATGAATGGACTGATAGCTCTGTTCAAGGTTTATGGATTAAAAGAACGCACCAAAATAAGAACACTCCAATCTATTACCGCTTCTCTATGTCCAGAGGAGCTCGAGACACATGGATGTACGCGTCCAGCTGGAATCATCTCCTTACTCCAGTATGGTGGCAACAGTTGTACCTTCAAGCGGCGTCTGAGTTTGGAGAAAATCAAAATTATAATCCAACAGTAGATACAACAATCTACGCTCCTTTTCTAAATAAATACTACATTTTCGGCGTTTCCACAGATATGGGAGATCCATTTTTTGAAGACGGATATGACCCAACACCAGAGAAAATGCCTGATGGTACAGATATTACAGATATAGGCGAACCGATACCTCCTTGCCCTCCTCTGGTTATTGCCGGCGATCTGGAAATGGTCCTCGAATGCGGTGATGAATATGTAGAGCCTGAGACAGATCCGGAAATAACAATAAGCCCAGTAAACATAATCCCGGATTCATGCCCGAATAAATATGTAATTAAGTACACTAAGTTTTTTGAAGAAGAGGAATGCACCTCGGAAGCGACTAGAATTGTTTCTTATTTAGAGGAAGAAGATATTGGGGATTCATCTTTAGAACTAAACGGTGAAGCCGAGATTGAACACTGTTTAGGCAATGAATACGAAGACTTAGGAGCAAATGCCACCGATAAAGACGGAAATGCAATAGAGCCTGATATTGAGGGAGAAGTAGATGTAAACAAAACGGGTTTATATGAAATTAAGTACTCAATAGGCTTAGGACCCGGAGGTGCCTATAAAAAATCGGTAAGCCGTTTTGTGACTGTCGTTGACTGCACGGATGATGGCGGAGGCGGCGGAGACGGCGGAGACGGCGGAGACGGCGGAGATAATGGCGGAGATGATGGCGGCGGAGACGGAACAGGCGATGGCGGCGGAGACGGAACAGATGATGGCGGCGGAGACGGAACAGATGATGGCGGTGGAGACGGAACAGATGATGGCGGTGGAGACGGAACAGATGATGGCGGTGGAGACGGAACAGATGATGGCGGCGGAGACGGAACAGATGATGGCGGTGGAGACGGAACAGGAACAGGAACAGGCGATGGCGGCGGAGACGACGGCGGAGGAGACGATGGAGGAGACGATGGAGGAGACGATGGACCCCCACTACAGGGTCCTGTAGATCTATTTGCTGAGATCGTTAATGCTCCTTTAACAGGACCAATCAACCTTACCGCGGTATCTCTCGCTAAACCCAGCCTTGGCCCCTCTAATTTGATCGCGGTATCTATGTCTAGTCCGAGCCTCGGTCCTTTTAACCTATCTGCTTTAGCTCCAATTTCTAACCTTAGAGCTGAAGTATTAGATCCAGCATTACCCTTAGCAAACAAATATAAAGGCTTTGTTTACGATCCGCGCACATCATCACTAGCAGGACCTTTTGTTAGCGAATCAGTAACAGCAATAACCACCAAGGATAACTCATCCGAGATGTACGCTGTAAACGAAAAAGATGAAATACTTAGGACTGTTGTTACTAATCTTAACGATACAAACTTTCCAGAAGCAGCAGATCCTTTCACTGATTTGGTAACTCCAATAAATTACTACGGTGTAGTTATGTCCGAGTGCGGTAAAGGTTACATGTACAGAAACACCTACAAGGCATCTCCTTTTGCAGAACCTGTTGTAGGTTCGGGTGAAGTTGTAGACCCTTTGTATTTTAGTGATGGTTACTTAGCTATAGCAGAGACAAATTGGTTACACCTTGGAGATGAACATAACGAAAAACAGATTCATCGTGTTGATCTCAGATTCCATAAAAACTCAGTCGGTCATCTTTTCCTTTATGTCCAGAACGATGATGGCATGGTCAAAGGCCAGTACAAAGGTGCTATTAAAGAGCACATGAAAGTCTTCACTAACCTTCGTGGTCGTGGCTTTCAAATTTGTATGATGGTCGTAGGCCATAAAGATTACCCATGGGCCATGCGAGAAATGGCCATAGGGCATCTTTACGGTAAGAGCTTCTAAGCAGCCCAGAGTTTGAGGATCTTTTTATCCTCAATCAGATCGCTGTAGAATTTATTCGTGGTACTTGAGTCTGCATGTCGGCACCATTTCTGAGATGTGTATAGACTCTCAGTCGTAGACACATAACTGCCAAACAATTTCCGCAGTTCATGCAAAGGGCTTGCTCGATCCCAGCCAACATCTCTGAGAAGCCCTAGTGCTTCTTCGAACACTGGTCTTCCGCTGTCTGCTCTATTCTTGATCAGATAATCTTCGCCTGATGCGGTGTTTAGTATTTTCTTAGCTACAGCTTTATCCCCCATGCTATGACCCTGATGTCCTCCCTTTGGGCGGAATTGTTTCTCCGCTTTCACGGTAACCCGAGCCTTTGACCCTTCGAGATCGAACCATGATCTTCGGCAATGGAATATCTCATTTCGTCTCAGTCCAAAAATTAAGGATAAGCCCAAAAGTGTATGTACATCGCCTGAGGTCGTATGCCAAAGGGCAAAGGTGTCATTAACTAAGGACATAGGCGGAAGGACATAATCAGTACCCAACTTCTTATAGAAGTCTATGTCTTGAATGTCTTCATTGAAGTCAGTACTAAACCCATCAAAAATCTTATGATTAAAGATGGCTTTGGTGCATCTGATCTTTGAGTTGACTGTTCTCTTGCGTGACTGAATCTCCCCCTCATCGGTCAATCCTTGCAGTGCGAGAACTTTATACCCATTTATGAAGGAGGTATTCAACTCTCCGCAATCGAAGTCATCGACATCCTTGGTATTCAACATTACACGAACAACCCTTTTCAAGTTGTCCATGTAATCCTTCACGGTCTTCTGGGTGATCCCCAGTGCGACCCTGTGATCATTTAGCCTCTGTTCAACATCCTTGATGGTTGGTGTCGGATCTTTCTCTGCGTTGAATTTCTTCTTCGCATACATCTCAATCACCTCCTTTATAGGATAGAGCGTTTTGGCTGCACGAATCTTGTCAGCAAGATCCAATGCCTGGCGTTTATCATGTCCGAGCGGGAACCAATACTGCTTGCCATCGATCATTGGGCGGTAAGCCCAAACTGCATTTTTCGATTTTCGCTGTATTCGCGTTCCAACGCGGGAGCGGGCGCCTAATTGACGCATAGGTTGGTGTGTGGTCATTCGGTTGATGTAGTGTGTTTTTTTCATAGTGTCCAGTGTTTATGCGGGACCTACACTACGGGTAGTATTAATTTTCAAATTTTGAATCCGGCGCGTCTACCAATTCCGCCATCCGGGCTAAAGTGTTGAAAATTAATGACTTGACGAATGTAGTGCAAGCCTATACAATGTATATATTGGCGTTCTAACGCCTAATCGACGCATAGTAAAGAACAAATGAAAAAGTGGTTAGATAAACAAAAAGACCAAGAGAAACATATGCTCGAGGCTGTAAACATCCAGGTTAGAGAAGTGGTCGAAGACCTAATTCCTCAAATCAGGTTATCAGCTTTGGAAAATGAAATGATGTCGGATGTACGACTAAACATTCACTTCGAGTTCAACGAGAAGAACACGGAGATCTGGAGTGAAGGTCAAGTCTACTTCCCACCAAAACAATCGGTGTCGACAGCATTTCAGATAGGGTATGGGTCAGAAAAAGAAAAACAAGATTCTTGAGAAGCTGGGGCTAAGCGCTGACGAAGTTCGCACAGCGTTTAATGTAAATACACCCAAGGAGAAGCCTAAACCCAAAGGCTATCTTTTTCGGCATGACCAGATGCGAATGTCCAAACGCATGAAGCGTTGGGAAACAATGGTCTACGCTAGGTTCCTTAGCGGTATGCACCCAAAAATTATTGCTGGATGCCTTGGTGTAAGCGAAGAGACCGTAAGAGTTAGGCTTAGGGCCGCAGGATTCTTCGTGAAAGACCTTAAAGTTTCTTAAACAAGTCCCACTCCTCCTTAAATCGCTCCGTCATTGACCGTGAATTTTCAATGTGGGGGTAAAACCACACTGATTTTGCACCAATCTCAAGACATGGAATGATGTACCATGTGTTCACCGGTTCGACATAAGCTGCCAATATGTCGACTTTTGTGCAATCTATCGACGTTTTGGAACTTTGACCTGTCGCCGCCAGAACTTTATATCTTTTCTTCCCCGTGCGACCTCCTTCACGATTCTCAGATGCTGTACCCTTGATCTGAACCTTGTAGAGCTTTCCTGCCCCGTTCTGGACAATGCAATCGATGGGCAGATTATCACCCGCAGGTATAAACAAGTCATAGCCCTTCTCCAGAATTTTGGAGAAGAACTTGTACTCGTACATAGTGCCTGCGGTTTTATTAGCCATCTAAACCGTCAACAACCCATCCGTACTGTAGCTTCTTGGATCGGGAAACCCATGGAAAGCCTTTAGACTGCATATGCTTCAAGCCCCAGCCTAAGCTTCTAGTGGAAATATCCTTGAGCAGAATCTTGTTAGCTTCATTTGCTCCGAGAACTTTAAGAAGTTCAGAGCATGTGCCTTCCCAGAAATCTTCTTTCAGTGTCTTTCTCCACATCTGCAAAAGCTCGATAATATGAGCGAAATTACTATTCGCTCCAGCAAGCTCTTGAATCTCCTTGTGAAGAAATGCTTTCACTCCAAATCGAAGCTCAACGAGCTCCTGCGGAATCTCATAATCCAAAAGCCAACGGGCAAAGGCCGGAAGTTCGGCTTCGGCTGTCTTTTTCGTCTTAGAGTTAAAAGCGTAGCCATCATTACACTTAAAAAGCATAAGCTTATCCCGTATACTCATGTCCAAATCTGGGAGAAGTCTCATAGATACAGGGTCATCATTAAGAGTAATACTGATCCGTCCTCTCCAATAAGCCCGTCCCGATTTCTTGAATTTACCCTTGATCAGAAATGTGTCGTTAGCTGTGTGCTCCTTGAGCCTTGCCGTGAAAGCTGTGTGCATGGCAGAAGATGCTGTGGGTGCTTCGTCATCGACTAACCAAGCCCCAAACTCAAACAGGTGTTCTGTCCAATCTTCCTTCCCCGTAAGATAATCGGAGGCTTTAATACCACCGCCGAGCAAACCACCCAGAATTACATTGTTGTATAGAGTCTTTCCGCAATTAGGTGGACCGACAAGAAAGTGTGCATGACCTTTTTCTGGCTTACCTTCGTACGCATTTGCGTACGCATAGGCCAGCCAAGCCAATTCATACTTTAGCTGCTCCTTCCCAAGCATGTGCTCCATCCATTCAGCAATTATTGGAAAGTGCTCACCCCAGGAACCACTATCATTACTTGGTGCCAGGGGTCTAATCTTTGCGGTGTTGAAGTACAATCCGTTCTCATGATTTACAATTCTCGCCTTTGTGAAACAAAAGGGGATACCTGCATCTACTCTTTTGGTCGTATTTACCATATGAATGGCACGACGGGCTTCTGACACATTCTCGTGCCTTCCGGGTCGAGCTGAGAGGCTATAGCGGCATTGCAGGTCCAATAAGGTGTCTTCCTTGCTGTTAACCGTGTAACCGCCTTTACCGTCTTCTATGAAGTAATTTCTGCCGTCGAACCAATAATTCTTAATAGCCTCACCGATCCGTCCAACTTCGAAGTCCCTGACAAAACCAGTTCCAAGTATCTCCCTCCATGAGTAGAAAGCTTTAGGCATGTTGAACACTTGCATGCCGGTCTCTCTGACAATAGCTGAGTCTACAGATTTATGGTTCCCGCCTGGATCCCAGAATGTCGGTCCTCGAACACCTTCCTTAAATTCTCCAGGCCATTTATTATTAGGGAATAATCTTTTGACCTCCTCAAAAACAGTGTCCAGGGGGATGTTTGCATCCACTCCATCAAAATCTGATGAGCGAGATTCCTCATACTGCCAGTAATGGAGAAGCTTTAAATCGATTTGAGATTTAGGGCTGACAGGTCTCCAATCGTGACCCTGAAGCAGGTAATGCTGCTTTGTAAAATTAGGCTCGTCGAATCCTCGGGCAACAGCATCTCTGCCTGTAAGCTTCAACTCACCAGCAACCCTCTTAAGGAATCGAGTAGTATTCTTGGGAGAGTGTAAGCAAATCTTGTCCTCAAACAACCAAACAGCGTGTATCCCTCCCGAGTAGCTCCTGCTGATGTAATTAACAGGGTATTCTAAATCAATAAGGCGGCGGACAATATCTTCATACTGCTCGTCAGTAAAAGTTGCATCCCAATCCGCACAGACGCCATGCAGGTTATGCATTGGGTTCTGATTAGATATCCGCTGATTAGGATCCACACCCTCTGCGGTTGAATAAGCACAGTATTTTGTCCCCGGTAGTTTACACCAGCTTTTAAAAGCTGCTGTGTTCTTAAACTCTGGAAGCTCAAACTCCAGCTCCCACGGTTTCCTTTTGAATATCTGCGTACTACTTAGATTTGGAATCGTGAACAAATCCATAATATATTATTTCCTCCATTTGTCGTGCTACTTCCAATTCAAGATCGGACTCATAGCACGATATGTTTCTTATTTTTCCATCAATTAAATCATCGCTGATACCCGCTTCTGAAATATGGGTATCTCCGTCTATGTCTCTCTCCCGCTCAACATGAATCACAGCTCCACGCTCTCGAATAAATCTTGCTTCGTTGTCGAACCGTACATCATCTATTACATAATTCGTTTGGGGATTGAGTTGTTTTCTGAGTGCGGTGATCCATATTCTTCCGTCAATCATATTACGCCCAAATTCTGTGCCAAGCAGTTGCATCATTTCCCTAGGGCTTTTTCCGTACTCGTCCAAAGGTATCTCTTTTATCGTTGGATCGTGTAGCTCAGCATCACCCAAGCCTAATACTCTCAACATCTCCTTAATCGGGGTTGCAAAACTAATAACTTCATAACCATGCAACTTGTTAATTATTTTCGCTACGGTGCTTTTACCGCAACCTTTTCCACCAGCTAATCCAATTATCATTTCGTGTACTCCTTGGTTATGATTGCTTCACTGTCGAGCGGGACATCCTTCATCCACTCTGGCCCCTGCTTCATGATCTCCTGGATGTCAGCCTTTGCGTGCAGTGCCATGTCTTCATCTACTTCAATGACCACTTCATCGTGGACATGAAGGACGATCTTCTTTCCAGCCTTTTCAAGATTGGTCATGATGAACCCAAAACAGTCACGGGCTGTCGCCTGAACTGCATTCTGGAAAAGGTTTGCTCCGTATTGGTAAACTCTACGCAATGCTCCTTTCTGAGTTTTACATGTCACCCCATCGTGCTGATGTTGACATGAGAAATAATGTAAGGTTCGGCCGCTAGGAATCTCAAAAGAGAAATCGTCACCCTCAGCCGCTGCCATCTTGTACTCCCTGTCGAGCTTCTTCCACATCGCTGTTATCTTTGGGTTCTTGTCACGAAAGTCTGAGACCTGGATATACGCATTAACCCACTGCCTTCTCTCTTTTTCAGATAGGGTAGGGTATATTGATCCTTTGCCGGGTTGGTAAGTGTTAGCGAATTCCTCAAAGCGAATCTCATCCTTACGAGAAAATCCCATGTCTAGAATCTGCTGTTGCCCGTACTGAGCTACAGTCTCCGCAAACTTAAACCAGCCACTGCCGTAACCAAGCTGAAGCACACGAACCTTAGCCAGCAGGTATAGCTCGGGATCCTCATCCTTGAGTTTACCTCCTGTCCATCCCATGGTCTGCCGAGCATGAGCTTCATACGGACTCATACCTTGCTTGATTAATTTCAGGAAGTCCTTATCACCCGCGATAAATGCTGTAAGTCTAGGCTCGATCTGCGAAAGGTCAGCAACGACAAAGGTCTTGCCCTCAGGTGCAGAAAACATGTTACGGATGTTGACGCCATAACGGGTCTCGCGAGGTAAATTTTGGACATTAAAACCGGCGTCGCCTGACCACCTTCCGGTAGCATCCG